TTATTTGTCTAATTCCACCATCACTTCTTCCACTATCTCCTCGGTCACAACTTCTCCATTTTTTACTTTCTCATGTGGCAAAACATAATCAAAAATCTGTCCGTTTTTACGCACGATCATAACTGTGTCTCCTGTGATATATCCACGGTCAATCGCTTGTTTAAACTCGTCGTATGTTAGCATTTTTACCCTCCTACTTATTTATTCGTATTTTACAGGAAATAATATAATTAAATTTAAAGGTCGTTTAAATTTAATTAACATCTTTTTTGTTACAAACTAAAATATTGATTGTTAGCGAATATTAAATAAAAAGAAATTTTAGCGTAATATTATTGATAAATTAATTTTATTAATTTTAAGTTTTTTTAATTTAAAGTGATATAATTAACCTGTAAATAATAAAAGGAGGACATGGATATGTCTAAATCAAATCGTCGTACTTGGCAAGGTTTAGTTGTTATTTTAATAGCTATTCTCACCACTTTTACCACAAGTACTGTTACGGCAGCCAGAAAAATTAGAAATTTCCCTGATACCACGGAAATTTTGTTAGGAACGAAGGCGACTGAGACACCAGGAATCTTACCATTCACTGGTAGCTACCAATTAGTTTTGGGCGATCTTGACAATCTGCAAAGGCCAACCTTCGCACACATCCAGCTAAAAGATCAAGATGAGCCTAATATTAAACGAAAAGGACTTAAATTCAATCCTCCTGGCTGGCATAATTACAAATTGACTGACGCTAATGGAAAAACAACTTGGTTAATGGACCGTGGCCATTTAGTTGGTTACCAATTTAGCGGCTTAAATGACGAGCCTAAAAACCTAGTTACAATGACAAAATATCTTAATACTGGCTTTAGTGACAAAAATCCTTTAGGAATGCTCTATTATGAAAATAGATTAGATAGCTGGTTAGCTCTACACCCTAACTTCTGGCTAGACTATAAAGTTACTCCTGTTTATCATAAAAATGAGTTAGTTCCTCGCCAAGTAGTTCTACAGTATGTTGGAATTGATGAAAATGGAGATCTACTTCAAATTAAGTTAGGTAGTGAAAAAGAAAGTGTAGACAACTTTGGAGTAACATCAGTTACATTAGATAACGTATCTCCTTTAGCTGAATTGGATTACCAAACAGGAATGATGCTAGATTCAACTCAAAACGAAGAAGATAGTAATTTAGAAACCGAAGAGTTTGAAGAAGCGGCTTAACATAAACTTATACTTAATAAAAATATCTAGATTGTGAACATTATCCCAAATGTTAGATTATTTATTTAATATTTGGGGTAATTTGTATAAAGTTAAATTTTGAAGAAAAATTAGTATAGGCTACTATCTGTGCTATTTTTTAAAAAAACAACGTCTATTTAGAAAGTCCCTTAAATAGGACTTTGAGAAATTAGTCTGTTTTAACGGCCTTTGTTGAGGATGATTGAATCGAGTAATATGTATAGTAGATTGAAAGAAAAAGGGTGATTTTATGAAAAGGTCCAAAAAAGCATCGTTACTTAGTGTTATTGTTGGAATGGCTTTAGCTGTGATACCAATTTATATTGTTAATTATGACAATGAACTTATCGTTCTTTTAATGAGTATTTTTTTTAATGGGATAATTGTTTCCGCTTTTGAACTTATTAAAACATATGATGGTTTGCAGGAAGAATATAAAAAGCTAACTGTAGATAGATGGAAGAATACTATTTTACTGGCTTTCAATTCATTATATTTTGCTTCTATTTTGACAAATAGTCTATCAAATAATTTATCGACCATTTTATCAACTAATCGTTCTGACAAAGTAAGTGCAATATTTCTTACAGGTTGTTCTATTTTAGCACTACTTCCATTCCTCCTTCATAGGTTAATAAAACGAGAAATAGAAATTGAAAATGAAAGAAAAAAATTAAAAAAATAATTACTTATAACACAAAAAACCGCCCTCAATCAAGAGAGCGGTTGGCTTTTTATTTAAAGAGACAGTGACTAACTACAGTTGTTAAAACAAGTAAGAACATTAAAGAAAAATAAAATGAATGTCTCATGAGAAAATGACGCCATTTATGCCGACACCCATTATCACATTTTGACGAATAGCAGTTACCAAAATTTTTACCTGTAATTCTAGCTACCCACAGCAACAAAGAATACATCAATGTCAATACACCGATTAGCATTAGACTTGAGACAGTAATCATCCTTGATAAATCAAGAGTCTGAAGATCATTACCAATGTCAAATATCGCCCTTGCTACATCTATACCACCAAACATAACAAAAACAAAAGCTGAAAACACTCCTAAGATAGCAATAAAGTCTGTGTAGATTGAAGATTTTGTATTCCGAACATCATCCACTCCTTGCTTAACTTTTTGCAAAACACCGTCAGTCTCTGCGGATTGTTTTTTTAATTCGTCATTTGTAGCTGCAAGGTTAGAAGTTTCTTTTGCTAATGTGTTTAGCTCAGGGATAATCTTCTCCAGAACATCTTTAGCTTCTTGAGAGTTTTTAAGTATAAATTTTTTCTGAGTTTGAGCTAATGAATAATTGCTTTTTATTTTATCGAGGTTTTTTATCAAAATATCTTTTTGTGTATCAGTCCCTGAAAATTCCGAAATAATAAAGTCGATATTTGAGTTTAATTTCTCATTTTCTTCAACGCTATCTTCGTGACTATACACATATTCAGCAATTATTTCATAAGGAATTGTGACATTATCTTTAGCCATTTCCCTATGATAAACCTTTAATAAAGTGTCTTGATTATTTACTGGTGCTTTGCAAAAATTAGCATCTAGTAATAATTCCATAAACGCTGGAGCTATTGTACCCATATTTTAGCCCCTGGATTATGTCCAAAAAAGTCTTTTATTTCTTCGATTGTATATTTAATTCCTTGGACACCGTCCATTATTCTATCCTCATACTTTTTCCAAGGTGTATGGTCGTGAGTAATATCAACAAGTTCGAACGGACCGAACCCATGCAGAGCATCAACTGTATTCTCAATCAATTGAGTATTCTCTACTTTTTGTGAGTCATATTCAGTTATCTCTAAGTCAGATAACTCCCCGAATGGGCTGACGCTGAATTCAACATGTTCCATAATCATCTCGTCTGTAGAAATGGAAAAAGCTCCAAAACGTTTATATTCATGATAGACATCAGGAACAACCGGTCCATACTTCCACTTTTCCATACTCTCTTCAAAAAGCGGAGCTCCATTTTCAAGAATGTTTCTTACATTAACGAAGTATAATAATTTTTGCAACTTAAGGTTATTAATTTTGTAGCCTTTTTTATTTGAATACTCAATTATATAATTTGCAACAAATAATGCATGCATCTCAATTACACCTCCTTTTTCTTAATTATAACATATTTGTCAAGTACTATATTTTGTTAGATAACTTTTTAGCTAACACTACATATTGATTTTGATAACAAAAACAGCCCCCGCAAAAAGCGAGGGCATTTGTCTTATCTCGGAGCTTTACCTCCTAATTTAATTTACCCCAAAGGCTGATGCGATTCCCATCTTTATCAGTCTGTCCAATACCTAGGTAGTTACGCATACCTGAGCCGCCAACATAGCTAATCCAGTAGTAACCGTTGGCATAACCCTCACTGTCAAAGCTGACAGTATCACCTTGCTTATAGCTACCTACTACTTCACTGGCTAGGCTTGGCCAGCGTCTGATATTGATCTCTGCAACATCAAGGGTAAAGGTGCCTGTTTTTGCTGTCTCCACGATCGTTTCAGAAGTTTGCGGCTCGGTGCTGACTGGTTGCGTGACTGTATCCCCTTGATATGGTGGGTAAAACCAACCTATCACGCCAGTAAAGTCACGAGTGTTAAAACGAGCTGGTGCACCGACATACAAAGCATCAGGATTGCCATCAATGTTTTGCTCGACAGTGCGCATGGTGTAACCGTCACTATCCTCGATAACAATTCCCGTATGTCCAAATTGATGCAAATCCACTGATTGGACAAAGAATGCTCCAGTCCGTGGATTTGCATCTGTTGGCATGCGATGGACTTCCCAACCTGCGGCAGCAGCGCTATCTAGTAAGTCAATCGCATTTCCCCAAAGGTCGACATCGAACCAGTGCTTTGCTGCATAACAAGGCACATCTGTACATTGCCAGCCCGCAAAACCATCTTTGTCAACACCCATACCAGCATTTGCCAAATTAATAAAAAATTCGATAACTTCTCGACATTGAGAACTAATCATTTTCTCCTCCTTATTACTTTTTAAGACTTCGGCATCCCAAAACTGCAAGCCATTCTCCTTGATAATTTGGATAAGTAGCTCCGCATAGCCACTCGCTGTGGCATAACCTGCCTCCTTGATAGCATGACAGGCCTTTTTGTAATCAGTCTCACCAACGACTGCCTTATAGCGTGAATTGTCGTTTAAAAATTTGCCGTGATCAAGAATACTGTCAGTCCAACTATCATAGGCCCTAAATCGGTCCACAATATCCGTGACGATACCAGGCTGGTACTCCTCCTGAGTTTTAGTGTCAAAAGACTTACCTGTCCAGCTCGCATCAGCCTTAATACCAAATAAAGCGTTATGTGGTGCATGTTTGCCCCAACCGCTCTCTAAAATAGCCTGAGCAGCTGTCAAGGATGGCAAGATTTTATACTTAGTCCAGCCATCTAAACAGCCCTGCTTAATATCATCTAAAAAGGTCATCTGTCCTCCTTATCTAAAAACGGATAAAAGATAAGAGCAATCACAGACAGCGGAACATACAGTATTGCGATTGCTATAACTAATGCTAATCGTGTGACTGCTCGCATGGCTTATTCCTCTTCCTTGATTTGTGACACATTCATGAGGACACAAGTAAGTCCTGACAACAACACTGCTGATAGCATAGTAGGCCAGTTAATATCCGTAATCAACATGCTTGACCCGATAAGACCAACCGCAGTTTGTGCCATTGTCTTAATTGTTTTGATTGCTACTTTTTTAAACCATTTGTTCATTTTTCTTCTCCTTTTTTAAACAGCGTGACAATACGCTCCTTATTAATAATGACTTCATCTTCGACACGACCTAAACGCTCTTCGTGGCGGTCGATAATTTTTTTGGTAATCTCACGGTCACGATCAAGATTTTTAAGCTCATAAGCTAACTCCTTAATTGAGTCCTTGAGTTGAGCCATGGCAAACTCATTAGCTTCCATGGCTTTTTTAAAGGGATTGACGATAAATCCCCAAACACCCAAGATAGACAAAGCAGCGCCACAAAAAGCACCAATTTGTACAAAATCTATCATCTAACCACCTCTAATCTTGTTTAACCAAATCCGCATATTTAATGACTGTGACTTTGTCCTCTGATTCCAAATCTTTAAGAGTTTGCGCCTCATAAGTAAACGGCTCGTTGACATGTACAAAGACAAGATTACCTTCTCCCGCTTGATCTTCGTGCGACTCATCTACAACAGTAAAGACATCATAGGCTTGATACTCACCTTGTTTAGCAGGCTCAATAAGCTCTAACACACCTTTATAGATATCAGGATCAATCTTGCCGCCGCTCGTTAACATGTGGATCGTTTGTAAGTTAATCATCTTTTGCGTGCGCTCTGCGGACACCTTAGCTAGTCCAGCAGCTGTTTGGGCTGTTTTAGCAGTCTTAGCGGTTTCCTGTGAGATTTTTTCAAGGTCGTCTACTTTTTGCACGGCTTCGCCCATTGCAATTTCAACGTATTCAGATTTTTTAAATTCTTCCAAAGCGGCTTTGATAATCTCTGTGTCATTAGTTGAGTTTAAGTCCTGCTTGATTGGTTGAGAGATGACTGAGCCATCTTCTGCTGTGATAATAATATGTGTGCTTGCGACTGCTCCTGTGCTGTCAAATTGTGGATATTTTCCTGTCACTTTCCAATTTCTCATGGTTATTCTCCTTTTTTACTTTCTTCAAATTGTTCCAAAATGCTGTCGATAAGAATGATTTCAGATGATGTAAATTCATCTTCACACTCTTCTAAAAAGTTTAAAAAGTCAATAAATCGCTTAGAGTACTCACCCCCTTTAATCACAATTTCTTCATCAGCTAGCTCGTTGAGTAGGCCGCTGAACTCGTCGAGTTTAGTGGGGTCTGCTAGCTTGATGTTTTTGTGCTCATCAATGACAAACTTGCCATCTTTGTCTTTTTGAGCATACAGATCAATAAGGTCACCCTCATCCTTGGCGTACTCTTTGAATTTATCTACTACTTTTGCGAGTAGCTTAGCACGTCCGCGGTTTGCTCGCATGTTCGTGACTTTGATTTTGTCTAGTACACAATATAGTGTGTTTAAATCTTTGTTTTTAATAGTTAATTGCATATTATCTCCTGTTAAATTTTTGTGATGTAGTTATTCAATTCCCCATTCACAGCACTTACAAAATTGCCATGAACGGTATTCCAGCCAACGTTAGCTAAGTGCTTCCAACAACGTCCTAAGGCTACTACAGCCGCATACAAGTCGTTCATATCAATCATTTTTGTCATCTTGTCTGGTCTAAACTTAAATCCTCGATTGATGTTAAAGTCATCTGCAATAAGTACATTATCACCATAAATTTCTGTCTGGTCGACTGCAGCAGTATGGTTATATCCCGTAGCGTACCTAAATGACCTTAGCCCTGCAAAACGACCGGAAGAAGCCGAGTTAACACCGTCACCAGATGAGGTTATCCCGATCGATGCATACAACGCTGACCCTGTATAACCTTTTGGTGTGGCATTACTAAAATGTACAAAGGCAGTGTGTGTGTCGTCCCTGCGGACCAGAGCGTTATCACGACTGTTAAAGTTGATGGTCGCATTACTATTAAAATCCATCTTAGCCGAGCTAAGATCAATAAGCATAGCGCCATTGCGTGCCTTAATCACTTTACCCTCAAGCATGTCAACAATCGCATAGCCAATTTTAGCTTTGATAAAGTTAGCGTCTAAACCAACGATACTGCTGGCGTTTAGATTAATCACTCTAATCTTAGCAGCGTCAATCACTCCTGCGATAATCTGGTCAGCCTTGATTTTGATAGCGTTGGCAATCTTTGTGGTAAAAGCGCCGTTGACAGTGGTATTGCCATCAAGAGTGATGTTTTTACCAGCTATTTGCACACCGTGGGAGTTTAGGTTAATCGCTGAGATTATCTCATTACCAGACATCTTGCTCTTAGGCAACTTGTCCTTAATCGCGAGCATGATACTATCACCAGATTGCCGCAAGAGCGACTGGACCTTCTCCAAGGTCACAGACTGATCTATCAAAGTCTTTAGCTGAGTAAAGTTAGAGGAGATAGTGTTATCCTGATTGGATATCCTGCGCTCATAACCCGCTACAGTCTCTCTCAAACTGTTGTAATTACCCTCTGCGGACTGTAATCGTCGTTGATAACTGTCTAGGCCCTGTTGTACACGACTGACAGCACCTTCACGGTTACGTATCTCTTGTGAGATTTGGCTAGCGGTTGTCTGTTGTACCGCTCTTAGTCCGCTAATTTGTGACTCGAGCTCTGTCCTCGTGCCTTGATTTGAGCGAGTAAACTCAGCACGTAAGCCCGCAAGCTTACTCTCGTAGGCCTCTGTAGTGCCGCTTGAGGTTGTTGTGATCTTAGCCGATAACTGTCTTAGCTCGTTATCATACTTTTGTGATAATCCTTGAGCGGTTGCTTGTATCTCAGCTTGTAAACCGATTTTATCATTGGCCATTGTGGCTTTTAGCCCCTCAATACCAGCTTGGTAGCTTGACGATAGCTGTCTATCTGCATCTTGGTACTCACGTCTAATGCCTGAGACTGTCTCGTTGATAAGCGCAAGTTTTTTATCGGTCTCGCTACTAATACGTTGCTGCGTGCCCTCTGCGGTTTTGATAATCTCAGATTTTATTGTACCGTTGTAATACTCTTCAATCATCCCTTGATTATTAAGCTTGATTTTTGACCAAAGTTTGGAGTTTTTAGTATCTGTTAACTCGAGGCTAATCTCTTTGAGGTCTTTAAATAGTCCAGTCGGATTACCTGTCCCCTCGACAACCACGGGCGCCACGTAGTTAGTTGGTTTACCCCCTCGCTCAATCATGAGCTGGTTAAAGCGAGTTGTACCGATACATTTGTTATTGGCTATTTTAACGCTTTTTGTGTCACCATCAGCCGTAAATGTATAATAAGCACGTCCATCTGAGCCGATTGTTAAATTTGACTCGTCTATTAAAAGTGTTGGGTCTCTACTCAAATGTTACCTCCTAATTTTTACCGTAAATTTTGACAAAAAAACTTTTTTCTAATGCTCTAAAAAAACAAAAATGACTATCTTGTAATGCTAGTATTTTATGCCCTGCTAAAAAAATCGTATTGTTTTTTGTTGTGGGGGTTTTAACAAAAAATGCATTATTGATTACGATTTTATAAAAAGGATAAATATCCAATTTTTTCCCAGCGCTTGTCAGCAAACCGTCAAAAAGCAGATCCCACGAACGCTGATAGACAATCGTATTATTACAAATAATACGATCAATCGTTTTGTTATTAATAATGATATTATTTAAATCTTTTAACAAATTATGACCTCTCAAACACGATCATGCCACTGGTATTGCTAGGCACCTGTCCTTTATCAACCACTTTAACCTCAAGATATTGTCCGGTTTGCGTGTCTTTTAGCTTACCGATATTATTAAGCTGTGACTGTATATCAGCTTGTCTGAGATAGCCAGACAAGCGCTCATTAAGACCAGCTATGTCACTAATCTCATGCTTATGTTTTTTAGCAGCATAATCTTTTTCCGCTTGCTTTTTTGTCACTACTTTGACTTCACCAGGAGTAGTCAGTAAGCGACCTGTTGAGGTAGCAGTCACGTAGTTAGCACCAACATAAGTCACCGCTACCTCCAAATAATTGTCTGCTTGGGTGGTAGTGTTATGTATTGTAATCAATACTTTGTCACCATTTTTGGTAGAAACTGTAGATTCGTTGACATACCAACTCGCCGAATAGCTGGGTTTTGCATAACTTTTTAGTAAGCTATCTGTATAACTATAGCTGCTTGTAAACACCTTTTGAGATAGCCCTAAAAAGTCATTAATAGCTTTAACATCTGCAGAACCGACGTTTTTAAGTTCAGATTTTTTGACATAATCTTCCAGATTGATGCCGTTGACATCACCAGTATCCCCTTTTGGGACAACAATTTGTGTCCCGTCGCTGAAAGATACCTGCGTTCCATCTGAAACACGCTTGTGATTTGTGATAGTAATACTATCACCTTTAGGTCCTGACTCACCTTTAACGTTTCCAAGATCTAACTCTGATTCCTCTTCAATTTTTAATTTTAAATGACCGGATTCGTCAATCCTAGCGCTCTCTACGCCCTTACCTCTATCCCCTTTTTGGCCATTGGGGATATTAAAGATTTTTTGAGTGTCGTCTGATAGTTTGATAGTGAGTGTCTCACCATCTTTGGTGATGTCGGTTATACTTGTCCCTTTGTCCCCTTTTTGACCTTTGATGTTGCCAAGCTTAGTCTCTTTGTCGCCAATCCACACAGACAAGTCACCATTTTCGGATAGTTGTACTTTTGTTATGGATTCTCCTTGCGGACCTTCATAGTAAGGCAAGTCATTGTAGCTTGTTTTACCATCTCCGACCTTTAGCTTATGGGTGTCTAGCTCGACGACTAGTTCACCTTCGTCAATGACAGGGTTAGTTGACTGCCATTCTGAAGCGTCTTTTCGGTCAAAGACAATTTTTATTGGTATTGTTTCGACTGATGTCATCTGTCCCTCCTCCCATCTAAAATAATTTTTGGTTTATCGGACTGTTTGCCGATAATAGTTGCACCTTTGGCATCTGCAATCTCTTTATAAGCCATCTCAAGAGCTAATTCCTGCGCCTCTGAGGCGTTTATCTCCACAGACTTAGATTTATACCAATCACCTGTTAAAACGCCTGTATAGCTCAAAGGATAAACCTCTATAGACTGTTTATCTTTAGTGACCTCAAACGTCTGTGCATCCATTTTTGCTTTGGTTGGTGTCAGTACTAACTTAACTCCCTTGTTGTTAATTTGCGTCAATGTGATAGCTACTTTTTTGAGTAGCTCACACGTTTGACTAAAGCTAATCGTGTAGGTCTCGCCACGCTTAAAGCCGCCATCATTAGCTTCTACCTCGATATAGTCTTGGTCATAGGTTTTTACACGGTTAGGGTCGCCAACCAAGAGGTTTTTGTTGTAGCGAGTCTTACCGTTATTCCCTAAAATTTCGGCGTTTAGACGGGATGTCTCGCTCGTTTCACTGACCTTGTTTTTGAGGTCATCAAAGCTTTGTTTAATTGATGGGATGTCATCAACTTTGATAGCCTCTTTGATTTTTTTAATCGCTTCCTCTGGTAACGCTAGGTTTTTGAGGGTGGCTCGGAATTCCTCTAGCTCTTTGTCAGTACGCTGGTTAATTTCTTCCTGCGCTTTTTTAGCTTTTTCGATTTCCGCCATCGCCTCATCAAAAGCTCGTTGATTGGGGTTTAAATCCTCTGTATCTAGTACTTTAACCCATCGATTGCCATCCCAAATCCATGTGCGCTGATACTTCCCATTTTTTTCAAACCAGTAATCACCTATCTTGTGCTCAATATTGTCATCTGGTTTTTCGTACCAGACACGGTTACCATTGATGTCATTGAGGTATTTAGGCAGATTGAGTTCAAACTGTTTTTGGTTGTTAGTAATAACCTTTTGATTATTTTCCAACGCATTGATACGTTCGGAAACACCACCAGTCAAACTTTTAGAGATGGACTGACCAATCGTGCCAAGTTTTATTGTATGGTTGCTATCTGTATAGACGTCATAGACAATCTCAACAACTTTTTCAGACTCAGTTGTGATGCCAAACTTTGGATAATAAAGTGGTACAATGTCGCAAAGCTCAACCTCTTCCATGACTCTAAAATCTTGATAGTCAAGCGTTTGTGACAAGTCAATATAATCAACCTCGATACTGACTTTTGGTGCACCAACGTTATTATCCTTAAGGTATTTCTGAGCCAGCTTTCGGATTTCTTCGATCGTTGGCTCTTTTTTATTTTTGTCATCGTTAAAATGACTTGATAAATCAACCATTTGGATTCTGCGCTGAGCATATAAGCTGAGATACTGACCATCTAGGATAAATTCAGGCAATGTCACTAGCTGTTCTTCGGGTTGTTTATGCTCGCCTACATGCGGCTTACCAGGGGTTTCCTCTTGCGGTTTTGGTTGTGGCGTATATCTTACGTAAGGATAGATAGAGGTGTAATTGCCATCTAGCAATCGCTCCTCCTCTACGCTGACGATATTACGGCCATACTCAAGCACCGTAGGAGCTTTACGACCCATCTGCTTATGTAAGATGATGGTGCGATTGTCAAATTCATACTCACCACCGTAGACATCTAGGATAGAGCCAGCGACACCTCCGAGAGCGCCACGGGCATTACCGATTTTATCAACTTCCCAGTCAAAACTCCCGAGCGTTAGGATGTCGCTTTTAACGTCAAACTTATCATCACCGACAAGGTTTTTCTTCCAGATTTCTAAAGCTGATTCGGCTCCTACGCTCGCACCGTTTACAAACGGTTTTAAAGCAATATCCTGTGTGCGCATAGAGATATGACGCGCAAAAATCTCGATGTGGTCTTTACTATTTCGTAGTACCCGATTAATCTCAAAAGTCTGCCATTTGGTTCTACGACCAGCGTCAGACTTAATCTTCATTTCCTCTTTAAAAACTGAGGCAAAGACACCATCTAGCGGATATTTGATGTACAGTGAGTAATTACCATTGCGCTCACGAGTGGCTTTAACCTCATAAGCATCCGCAATCTCACCGAGACCAAAAGTCCTAAACTTGGTTTCCTTAGCCTCATACAAAACTGGTATCATACTTTAACCCCCCAGTTTGGCACTGCGGTAATTGTAAAGCTACCAGTCCACGAGATTTTATTTTGTCCAACGTCAAATAACGGCATGCGGTGGCGTTCTGTTCTTACGATATTATCCCAAGCAGATAGGACATCTTTATAGACTAGGTGCCTTTCCATATCTATAACAAGCTCGCCCTGCACATTTTCAAGTCCTGTCTCAAAGTCATTAATGGTTAAAACACCATTGCCTGTGCCTTTGATTTTTAGGATAGGTTTAGCTTGAACATTGCCGGGATTTTGTAGAGTACCGCCATTAACGAGAGGCACCTCTTGCTTACCTGTTTTTAAATATTTGATAGGGTGGATTAAGAAGTTGATTTTCAGTCTGCCGAAATTCCTTAAAACCTCCTTTATGCTAAAAGGGGTGATATGTGTTGCTTTATAGATATAATCAGGCTCCCATGACAACTCTAAGTCTTTCCAACCTTTTACATTCAGCCAATTGCTTATGTCAGTTTCTACTTCGGTGAGTCGTCTTTTGCTATATAGACGTAAAGGGTAAGACCGTTCAATAGCCTCAAGCCTTTTATTGTCCTTTAAAACCACACCATCACGACCAGGTACCTTAACTTGATCAACATCGTAAAAGGACGAGTCATGCTCAACGTCATTAATAATTCTCAAATCAAAATCTGAAGATTTTTTACCATCAAACTTGATAAAAGCTGTCATTTAACATCACCTAACCTTCCTTGTTGTTGTTGAATATACCAGCTAAATTCTCTGAATAAGCGTTGATATTTCTCGCGGCTATTACCGTCGGATTCATCAACCTTGACATTAAGGGTAAAACTGTTATTTGAGTTATTTGTGGTCTGATTAGCAATCCCCGCAACTCCTCCGCCAAATCCAGAGGCTATTTCTGGGGTTGCATTAATCGTCATTGACTCTTTTAGCTTTTGCATAGATGAGTCAATGACTTTTCTATCCGCATCAATACCTACAGCGATACCCTGAGGGATAAAACGTCCAACCTCATCCCTCATAACACGAGATGGCGAGTGGATATCTAAGGCACTTTGAATTGTTGCGGTGATACGTGCCGCAATGCTTTGAGCTGCCGCTAAAGCTGCCCCCGACCCTGCATAAATACCATTGGCCAAACCTTGCATGGCATTAACACCATGAGAGTGCATTGGACCACTCATCGTGCTAAAAGCATCTGTGATTTGGTTCGACTTGCTACGCATATCATTAACAATCTGCTGTCCTTTTTGAGACATCTGTTGAGCCAAGCTCTGCATGGTTTGCATAACTTTTGACGTTCCATTTGTCACACCATTACTCAAGCCATCAGTAATATGGCCACCGTACTCAGTAAATACTCGCGATGGCGAGTGGATACCCAACTCTCCTTGGAAAGAGCGTTTAACTTCTTGACCCATTTTGACACTTGCGTCACTTGCTTTACCTGCCCCTTGACTTATACCTTGAGAAACCCCATTAGGGATTTCTTGACCAAGTTGAGCAAAGTTAGCAGCTTGCAGTTCCGCCTGTAATCCCGTAGAAACATTAGTGACCATCCCTTTAACTTTTTCTGGCATTTCCACACCTGCTGAGTCTAAAACGCTCCCCATTGCATTTTTAGCAGTTTCTGTGGCTGCTCTAAAGTTTTCCTGCAAGGGTGCTAGCTCGGCATCTGTTGCATCCACAAAAACTTGCGTTTGTGTGGCTCCTTCAGGACCCATGCGCCTTAGTTGCTCCAAAATACCTTGATCCACACCACGCTGAGCCAAAATCTCCAAATTAGTAGCCCACTGTTCAGTAGCAGCTCTATTTTTTTCAAGGTTGGCATTCATTTGATCTACTGATAATGCCGTCTTTTGTTCGATAGCATCAAAAATAGATGTCGTTGTCTCTAAAAGTTCAGAGTACTTAGTGCGCATATTGTCTATGGCAGTTCGTTGAGCTTCTGACATATTTTCGTACGCTATAACCTGTCTTGCTGATCCTGATTCTTCAGCGGCAGCCATAGCGTCTGCAGCAGCTTGTTGAGTAGCTGATGTCTTGTTATACTCCTCCTGCAGTTGAGTCTGCATATTTTTAAGCTTACCCTCTTCTTCTGTGAGTTCGGCAATCTTTTCTTTTCGGACAGAGTCGGAGACGTTAGCTTCTTCATTCCACTTTTTACGTAGCTCGGCATTTTCAGCTAGCTTTTTACTAACCTCACTACGTTTCTGTTCAATATTTAACAGGTTTTGTTGTGCTGTTTGCCATGTGCTTTCTGCTTCCATGGCACTAATGCGTGACTTAATTTGATCTGCATTGTGAGAAAGAGAATTGGAGTTTTTGTCATAGGCCAAGTTTAAGCCATCAATAGACCCATTAAGCTGATCAATCTTATTTTTTAAGTTTTGTTTTTCGCCTGCAGTTTTGTTTTCTTTGGCGGCTAACTTAATGATTTCGTCAGCTAATTTTTGATGAGCTGCAGTGCTCTCTTTGACGGACTCAAGGCCCTTCTTACGCTCTTGCACGCCCTCACGGACAGAATCTCTTAGCTGTTTGTTGCTTTCGACTAGCCCCTCCTGCTCTTTTTTCAGCTTTTTGGTCTCGTCTGACTCTTTAGTTAGCCATGACCATAAGCTTACTCCAACAGCAACTAACGCACCAATCGCACCTACTACCCAACCAACGGGACCTGTTAAGGCTACAAGTGCTGCTTTTAACGCAGTTACCGCAGTAGTACTGGCTATGGTTGCAGCAGTAGATAAACTGATAGCGCCTGTCATAACACCATAAATCACGGTACTGGCTTTTAAGACACCTAACTGAGATAGTCTTGCAACCATATCTGCTTTAGTCATCGTGGTACTTACCGCTTGTACCGCAGTCACAGTCTTAATGGTTGTTGCTCCAATACTCATTGATGCAGATGCCATAACCCAAGCTCTATTTAGCGCTTTAATCATTGTTATAGTATCATTAACTGCCCTCATGGCAGTTAGACCAGATGCTGCACCAACTAAGGCGGGCGACAGAGCTTTGACGACTGATATTCCAGCACCAATAACACTAAACAAAAGTTTAAATAGCGGTGTACTAGCTTTAATACTTGCATTGATGGCGCTAAAAGAGGCATTGATAACAACTTTCAAACTATCAAAATGGTCAGCTATACTCTTGCCTGTTGCAGCCTTAGACAAATCATCCAAAGCCTTAATGCTATTGGCCACACCTTTTGCAATAGCGTTCTTGATGTTGTTAAAAGAGGTTTCAATCCCTTTACTATTTTCTTTGGCTAGTTCTGCAAAACCGCCGACACCATCATTTAACTCAATCAACTTATTAGAAAATTGGTCAAATGTTATTTGCCCGTTTTTTAACGCCTCATAAAAATCCTTTTGAGCCGATGCCCCTGCAAATCCAAAAGCTTCCGCAGTTTGTTGTAAGGCATAAGGCATTGTTTCTTGGAGGGTTTTCCAAGCTTGCATATCAACCTTACCAGCTGATAGCATTTGGGCATATTGCTCCAGCCCTCGGCTTGCAGCCTCTGATGAAGCTCCTGAAGCTAAAAAGGCATTGTTTAAAGCTAGTGTGAGATTGGTCGACTTATTGATATCTTTAGTGATAGAAGTCAAACGTTGAGCGGTTCCGACAACCTCGTCTAGAGTTGTTGGCAAACCATCAATCCCATTAGCCAGCTTATCTGTTGACCTCGCAACATCCTCAGCGCTATGGCCCATTGCTTTCATCACCCTTGGATATTTTTCAAGCGTGTCAAATCTTGTGATAGCCTTGCCAAGAGATTGACTAACCAGATCAACTGCAGCCGAAGCTAATTTAAAGACTCCTGCACCAACCGCAAATTTTTTAAGAGAGGAGCTGCCTTTGTCACCGTGCTTGGCAACTTTGTCTAACTCACTATTGAGCACCTTTACCTGTTTACCATCAACGTCAACAAGTATCGTTACCTTACCATCAGCTGCCATCGTCTTCCTCCTCTCCGTCATCTAAACTGTACTTAGCCTTTAGCTTACGCATGTTATCTCTGTATTTTTTACTGCCTTCACCATCATCTTCCCACTGTCTAATGGCTATGATACGCTGCATGACAGTATCGTCTGGAAGAGCATTTAAAAGAGCCTTGAATTCAATCCAAGACAATCTGTTTTGCTCTTTTAAAAGATTGATTTGGTAGGCTTGCCTAAAGCTCGCATAGATAAACTCAGCGTCTAAACTCAAATCAATGACTTTTTTGTTATCCTCTTTTTCTTTTACTACAGGCATTGGATTCCCTTTGATGTCAAGCTGAGGCTTCTCAGGCTTTTTCGTATCAATATAATTTTTTTTGATATGAATCCAAAGGTCCACAGCATAGGAAAAAGGTAAATCTGTTCTATCTAGCAAAATATCAAGGCACAAAAAACACTTTTCCGCCTCATTTAAAAAGTCATCATCAATAACGTCAAAGACATCTAAAACCTTGTTAAAACTCAAATTAATGGAGTAAATTTCACCTCTAAACTCAAACGACTCTACTAATGGATCGTTTAGTTTCATAGGCTACTCCTTTTTGTACTTTTTCGTTTTCTGCTTAACGATTTTTTCTCTTTCGATAGCTAACTCTTTGAGTTTGACCTCAATTTCCCTGCAAACAATTTCCAGAGTATTCTCGAGTGCTTCTTTGTCGGGATACTCTGCGTAGAGCTGTGCAAATGTACCTTCTCCGAATAGTAGATCATAATTGATTTCTAAGTATTTAGCTTCCAAATCTAAAGCACTTTGGGCAACATCTTTCGTAACCCCTTTATCTTCAATTTCGTTGTCTAAGTTGGCTTCGATAACCTGTTTTTCATATTCATTGAGGCGACGATTTACTTCAGTCTCAATATCAAAAAACTCAATCAATCGCTCTTGGCTTGTATCAAACCAAAGCTCTACCTGACCAATTTTGACCGGAAAACCTGTGCGCTTTAGGTCAACTATAATTTCAGACATAATTCCTCCTTATAAAACCTCACTTGGGACACTTTCTTTTGGCAATGAGTTATAAGTAATCTTACAACTAAAGGCTTCAAAATCGGCTGCAGCGCCAGAACCTGCAATAATCTCGGAAACCGTAGACAGGCCTATCCATTGTTTTTTGTTATCTGATGCAACAACCTTGTGCCAAACCTTTCGGCCCTCTCCTGTTTTATACTTCATATCCGCAATGTGCTTTTGCGCCTTATCTTCCGGGTCATAAGTCCCTTCAAACGTATATGCGCCTTTGACACCAACTACAGTTGTTTCTTCGGTTCCGTCACCGTCATAATACGCTTCATCTTCGGTTTTTTCGTCGGTATCATCAGAAATGTCCTTAATCCATTTTGCGATTTCCATCCATTCAGAACCTTTTGCTTCAGGCTCTACTCCAGCGTTATAAGGTGCGATAAAATGCCCGCGTAAGGCGTTCTTTTGTCTTGCCATTAGTTTTTCCCTTCTATTTCTAGGTGTGCTGTAATATCCAGCACATAAATATAAAAGCCTTGGTCGCTTAAGTCATTTAAAAATGGCTTTTCGACATCAAGGCTAGTAAATGTGTACGAATGATTAAGACTTGGTAATTTTAAGTCAAAGTTAGACAAAGCACTGTTAATAGTCCACATCACAGTGCTTGCTAACTCCTGATTTTTAGTTTTGATTGCAATCTCAAAAGGCAGGCTTATCTCACGAGTACCGTCCATGTACTCGTTATTTACCTTCCCGCCTGGCATTGGATAAATGGCTAAATCTTCTTGTCTTGTTAGATAGTCAAGTCTAGGCTTTATGCCTAAGTCTAATCCTTCGACAAATTGCCTCAAAACAGTTGCAAAGTCATTTGTCATTTAAATCCCATTCCTCTCAGTAAGGATTTTTCCCAATCCTTAACGATTGTAGCGTTGGCTAGTGCACGTTTATCCCATCGTTTACCTGTTCCTGGTGTTGTGTACTTTTTAAATTTAAAGGACTTGTACTTGTTGTAAGCACCACCATAAAACTGGGCTCTGGCGTGTGGTCCGCTCCACGTAACACCTACACTGTTAGCTCTCGAGCTTCCTCTCAAAGCTCCGTCTCTGTAAGGAACATAAGGGTTCATGGACATCATGACTTGGTTGTTCATGATGAGCTTTCCTTTAGCTAATGCTTGCGGAGATACTTTACGCTTGATGCCTCCCAACTCTACCACTACCTTAGCCATTAGATAACCTCCACTTCAAAACAAAAAATTTTGTTTGTTAGTGGGTGGTAGACTGGTATCACTTTATCAACGGTGTACTCAGTATCACCATCAATGACAACAGCATCAACCCATGACCTATCGGCTACTGTCTTACAGTATTTAGGATAAATAAAGATAACCGACGGCTTAGTCTCTTGCCTTGCATTATCTTTACCTGCGGTTGCAAGATTACGGTCAAACCTAACGGGAGAGAGTGTAAAAGGTCCGTCATAGACAAACCCTCCATAATCACCTTTATCTTTGACAAGTTTTACCTGCAGTTCGTCAATAAGCAGTCTTTTATCGATCATAGCTAATACCCGTATATCCCAACCCAACAGCTAGTAACTCATTCTCTGCATCTAGACAGAGATTAAACCTGTCTGCCAGAGTTTTTTGTTGGCTGCCTTGGCCATGCCCGACAGTGTAGCTAATACTTGTCCGTCCTAGAGATATTCCAGCAAAGGATTGTTTATCCTCTGCTGTCATTACTCCTGAGTCATTTAAATATGCTATCTGATAAGCGATTGCCCGCTTTACAGCCTTTTGCACTAGGGCTATTTCTTTTTTTAAATCTTTGTAATCATAGCGATTACGACAGTAAAGATTGACAGCGTGGCTAGCACGTTTTTCCATTTTTTCAAAATCTTCTACCTCGTCAAAACCCAAATCTTCAAATTCTTTTTGCGTTAAAAAAGCGATAATAACCACCTCCATCGGCTAAGACTCGAGAGCGTCATCTTCCTCTCTCTTGGCAGCCTTAGCCTTAGCTACTTTTTTGCGGCATCTTTAAGTGTAATTTTGACGGCTTTTTCTGCCTTATAAAGATAAACACCATAATGCTTATTAGCTACGATTTGATTAATCGCTTTTGTGATATCTCGGTCTGTTTCAACCATTGTGTTACGTTTAAGCATGATACGTAGTGCACCTTTGCGAACCATGTAGGCAGTTCCTTTAGGGCATTTGCGAGAACGCACAATTTGTACCCCTAAAACTTCACCATAAACACCAGAGACAACACGATTTGCTCCAACCTCGGTAGCACCTAACCACTCCTTCGCGGCATCTAAACGTAGGGTAGAGGCATCCGCCGGATTCATGACAATGACTGTCTCTGCGTCATCTTCGTCATTAAAAATATCTAGCGCTTTAGATACACCATCAACCGTAGCAGTAGCTTCCACAGTTTGAGTCGATTTACTTAACGCGTCAAGCACGTCTGCATCGACTTTGTGGTCAATAGCCTCAACGATTTGCTTCGCTGCCTGACCTACAGGATCCCCATACCCAGATAAGATAGCTTCGTCAGTGATTTCTACACCTTTTCCGGCTTTTTTAATGGTCATAGTAGTCTTTTTGAAGCCAAGTTGAGTCATTGGGATAGCTTCACCCTCGGCAACATCTTCTGCGTCACCGATGTAATCCCATTTAGGCACTGTTAAAGTTGTACCTGGTTGTCCTTCTAAAGTTGTATCTACTTCAGCAAGAGGAGCAAAGCGAATCGCTTTCCCTACCTCTGCGTCAATCATATCCGCTAGAACCTCAGGGTCTAGCATTTGTGCCATTTTAGTTGTTCCTACTGCCATTTTTTAATTTCCTTTCAATTGGTCATAAAGATTCTTATTTTTTAGTTTTAGGTCCAGTTTTTCTTGGTAAGACATCTTTGCAAAGTCTTCCTTAGACACCGAACCTTGTCCGTTATCAGCAGACGGGTTGCCTGCCACTGTGATTTTGGGAGCTTTATCCTTTGTTTGGCCAAAGTGAGGATACTTACCCAAAACCGTTTTGATTGCATCCTCTATGCTTGTCTCGTCAGTGACAAGACGCTCAGATAGTGCAATCACATCATCAATAGATTCAGCGTTCACACCTAAAGACATTGCTGCTAGCTTTGCGTTAAGAGCCTTATTGTTTGCCCGAGCTTCCTCAAGCTCTTTGTCTTTAGCATTCAAGATTTCTGTCTGTTTTTCTGACTCGCTTTTTTGCGACTCTTTCCACTCTTTGAAGGCTTTTAGTGCATCCTTGGCTGACTCCACATCATCAAAACCTAAGTCTTTGACTGCTTTGTTGTAGCCTTTAGAATGCTCTTTAGTTCCCACTCGATTGAGATCATCTTGTGTAAATGCTTTATCTTCTTGTTGATTATTTTCCAAGTCAGTAGTCTCTTGGTCGACGTTTTCGTTTGTCACATTTTCCATGTGCATTCCCTCCTATAAATGCGATAGGTCGCTGATTTCCGTTCTTTAACGCCTGCGGATAAAGGCATAATAAAAAGCCGTATTGCTACGACTTTGATTTCTAAAGGGGTCGAATTCGACACGGTTAAACTTTATTTCCCCCACTTCCGTTTGTAGTTTTTCTTAATATAGTCAACCGTGTCACCAATTGCCTTGATAACTGATTGGTTATCTAAAGTAGCAGCTTTAACAGTCGCTAACTCTTCGTTTGTTGCCAGAGCGTTTCGTTGAACGATTGATTTTAGCTCCATGATTTGTTTGTTTTGATTTTTAATTGCTTCTGCTTGTCTTGCGTTTTCTGCGATCAATAACACAACCGCTGTTTCCAATTTACGTTTCTTTTTGATACGTTTATTCATGTCTTCCTCCTGTTTTTAAGCATAAGAAAAGCACCTAGTTTTTAGCTAAATGCTTATAAGATTAAATTGCTGATATTTTATCAACTAGATCATCAAACTTCTTAGTTCTATCCGAGACACTTTCGCCATCTCCCGTTAAGTAACTAGAGGTTTGCTGCAACTCGTCCACTAATACATCCCAGTTATCGTCATTATCTTCAAGCTCAAACAAAGGAGAGACATCTTGATTGACAGATAACATAAAATCAATATCATCATTATTTAATATTTGATTACTTATCAACATTTCTCTGATTGTCATACTTCCTCCTTGTCCTTTCACCAGTCTTCCAAGTAGTTATAATCTTGCCTGTATGTGGGTTAATATTTACGGTAACATGGGTGCCTACATAGCGCCTTGAAACTTTCCTACCGCCATCTACTGCATCAGGTCTAATGTAAATAGGGTTAGCTAATGCAGTAGCGATGTGACTCTCAGAGACACCCCTCTCATAGATTCTTTCCAGGAGGTGTCCGCTAATTTCTTTTATAGTGATTCCATCACTTGTCTGTAAGCCTATTATATCATTGATTAACCCTTTTTTCATCACAATTTCACGCTTCATCAGGTCTGTAACAAACATTTTAGACCTAGACTTACTTTCTATCAAAAAGTCATTACTATTGACAAGATGATTAAGTGCATCTTGTTTACTTCTAACATCCGATTGATATTGCCTAATCAACTCTTTATCACCCAATTGCTTCGCAACGTGCAGTAGCTCTTTACTCTTACGTATTGATCTCTCGATTGCCCTCTGCTTAGCTTGCGCATTCGCATTAGCTTTAGCTTGTGCAGGAGTGATATTTTTTAGATGCTCTGGCAATTCTGGCTTACTATTCACACCGACGACAAACGGCGTTTTAGTGTGCTTGCAGTTGATTCCCAAGCATCCATCAGGCTCACCATGCCCGTAATCAGATAAAGCTAAGATTTTTATCCCTCCTTCTTCTCTCGCTTCGCCAGTAGTGACAATTTGATGTTGCAAAGGTGCACACATCTCTCTAGCTGTAGCTTTTTTTGAGTAATAGAAGGTATCAATGCCAAACTCCCTAGCAGGGGCTTCTTTGACTTCGTTAAAGACTCGCCAAGTCGTAGTATTGATAACGGTACGAGCATAAGAGTCTGCTCTCCACTTTCTCCCAGCTTTATCTGTAAAACCATAAAACCCCTTTTTAAACCATTTAATCACAGTTTGATTGATAGCTTGGTCAGGCGTTTTTAAGCCTGTCACCACACCAGCAACAGCGTCTTGGATTATCCCTTGATAAGCTCCTATAACACTAAATGGCAAGGTGGTGTTAGTCAAATTATGCACATCATCAATAGCTTGTCTAGCATAGTTAGATAGGTCGTCTTGGATAGTACTGTTTACCCCAGACTCTCTACCTAGAGCCTCTTCTAGCTGCTCAGACGTGTTTTTATAAATTTTAAATCCTTCATTCTTGATAATATAGCGAAGTTGAGCTTCCGCAATGCCAGAATACTTTGCAATAAGCTTGATGTTATCTGCATTAAGCAGTCCAACGTCATGTAACTTATTAGCTTGCCAAAGATAAGGGTTATCGGCTAAGCTCGCTGAGCCTCTGGCTTTTATCCTCTCAATCACTTGATCAAATAAATCAAGAGTCAGCTGATGATACATATCAGATAACTGACTAGCTTCCAAAAGAAGCTGTTCGTCATTTAACTTAATAGGCTTCTTTTTCATCTAATCACTCTCCGTATAAATGTGTATCAGTGCGCTGTTGATTGATTTCGTCAACGATTCCAGTATTAATTTCTGCAGCTATTTCTTGGGCTTTTTCCTCTGTCACGTTTAGCACTTTTTGGATGGCCATCTCACGAGTGCCAAAGCCAGCATTAACAACTTTTATCCAGTAGTCTAACTCAGCGTCTCGATCTGTAAAAACACCGTCATCAAGACTTATGCTGATGTTATCCATGCTTGGAACTTCGCTTTGGTACAAATCATAAGCTTTAGCAATCTCAAAAATAGAGATAACTAACTCTTTTAGCGATTGCTCTACTAAAGCAACAATACTGTTACGCATTTGGTAGGTGTCTGAGTTTTCAGAGACGATTTCTGTTGCAGTCTTCATGCTTTTGCCATCAAAACTAAATAATCCAGCAGATACACCTATTTGCATCTCAAACAAAGACAACCCCTCGTTGATAGCCTTGATATAGTCATCCGCTCTGATAGGTGTTGTTAGGTCCTGTATTGCGCTTGAGTCTAAATCCCTGCCACCCATACGGATATAAACGTTTTGATCAGACTCGAAGCGAGGCCTTGGAACAACATCGCCATCAGTGGTACGAACAGTTAAAGCAGTCAAGCTCTCTGGCACAGCAACTCGACGTTGACCCATCTTAACTTCCCACATAAATTCGTCATAGGTCGTATTGATAAAGTCAATCGTTGTCTTGGCGTTATCAAAGATAGATAGCCCAAGTGGGCTATTAATATCCTTGTTATTCATTCCAGGAGTCTTGAGATAAGTAAAGATAGGCCTAGTCACATCTGTAACTTTTGCCTCGTCTTTTAAGTCCTTGTATACCTCAGATAACGGCACTCGGCTACCTACTTTGGCTTTATCATCCGAGCGATATAACTCATTTGAGATAACATAATCATCAGAGCTCTGCCACTCATGGAACTCTATCAAGGTATAGTAGACCTCTTTGCCGTTGATTGTCTTAACGGACTTAATGACGACGGCGGCACTCGAAACGTCTTGCGTATTACTCTGCAGCGGCAAAAAAACAGGCGCTTGAACAAATGCTACCCTAACTTTATCACCATCCACATAAGGCCTCATAGCTAATCCGCCTAACGCTAAACAACTCTCCAGATACCGCTCGAAGTTTTTATTAAACCTGTCGTTTTTTAGTGTCTCACTAATAAATTCGTTAGCCGCATCATCATCAACCTTAATCTCTGCCTGCTCGTTAAAGACTAGACTGGCAATCTTTTTAGCAGCTGTCCGTGCAATTGGTAGATGGTTAAGATCTCTTTTTTTAGTCTCGCCGTCCGTGTTTAAGTATAAAACACTATCCCAATCGCTCTTATAATACTTTAGATTGGTTGTTATACGATCGTACTCTAGCTTACTGATAGCTATTTTAGGATGATCGGTTATATTTGTAAGACTCTGCGTTGTCATCACGTATTTACTCCTTGTAACAAGATTTTTTATTTTTTGGATTACTCCCATGTAAGCAACTCCTTTAGTTGTAATACCGATGCACAAACACGTTGACGCTGTATCTAAACTCGTCCATGGCATGGTTATCTTTATCAATAGGTTTGCCATTGTCATCACGACTATATAGCCCTATCTCTTTTAAAAAGTGGTAATGGTCATACTCTTCCTCACTATGATTAACGAGATAAAAAGCGCCATCTGAGATAATGTTTTGGCCGCGTTCGATACCGACCTCAATGCCTTTTGCTTTGCTAGATACATCTTTAGAATTGTTCGGAGCTCCCAGAGTAAATACTCCTAACTTATGCAGCTCCTCTCTCAAAGATTTACAGGCAGGATCCACAAATACCTCTGTATAGCGCATCTGATACTTTTTAACGCACCAGTCTATAAAAACTTTTAACTCTAAAGCGTAGGTTGACATAGCTTTTACTTGGCCAGTGTCAGCTCCGCTGTGGTAGTAGTGAGCTACACGATTAAGTCTGAAGCTTATCCTACCGTTATCTCTAACTCTTGTTACGATATTACAAGACATAGAGGTGGCATCTGATTGACCTCCATCTGCACAGAAATACATCTCTACTGGTTCGCCAATCAAAGCATCCAAAACATTTTTTTCCGTGTCAAAAAGGCCATAAATAACTCCCTGAGGCATGACCCGCTGTCCAAGTACATCTCGTTTGTATAGATATGGATTTTTTTTAAGACTGTTGATAATGTTTTGTTTACGCTCTGCGGTTAGTATTGGGTTATCATCCATGGTCCAATGAGTCCACCTCGTGTTCTGAACATCAAAGACATCTTTAATTACTGGATGTTGAGGTGCTGGGGGATTTAAATCTGCTAGATGATAACGTAGCTTAGCCGCCCAAGTACGCCTAAAACACTCCTGGATAAAATCCATGTGCAGTAAGTTAATCTCGCAGAATACTACTGATCCTAAAGACATACCTGTAATAGCACCAACACTGTTAACTTTACCGCCGCCTTTATAATAAACGCGCTTATTGCCTTTTGGTGTCGTGATTAACAAGTGATCTCCACGCTCGTCGTGTTTTATTTCGCAGTTACCGTCAAATATATGCATCAAACCCGTACCATCGCCGTCGATAAACAAACGATAAGCTTGTTCTTGATTATAAGCAGTCACAAGGTGATTTTCATCTTCTGACTCAATCAGATACCTAGAATAACGAAAATGCCCAGCTGTGGTCTTTCCGCTACGAGGGGTCAAGTGCCCTCGTTGACCTCTAATTCGTAGTTAAAAGGGCGTCTAATGACGTCTTTTTGTTTATTTGAAAAGATAATCTCCAAGGCTAATCACCTCCTTCCACAGCATCTAACAAAGCTCTCATTAAGCTAGTATCAGGCTTAGCGCCTTTCTCTGCGTCAAGTTTGACTTTAAGCAGCTCGATGCGCGTTCGTTGCTCGTCTGTGGTGAGCTCCGCGGCCTTAATTCGCTGTCTTTGTTCTTTTCTATCCAGGCTATCTTTTCCTGCAAAAGATATATTAGATATTAATTCAACAGCTCTTAAATTCCCATTCATCGCTTGTTCGACCACTTTCAAAGCGATAGCTGACTGAAATGTTGGATCAAAACCTAGACTTTCTAACTTTTTTTGTGCTTTTTCATTTGGGATAACAGAGTTGAGCGCTTGTTCGATTATGGTTTTTAATTCTTTTTTGCGTCTTCTTGCTTTACCGGAAGCTATACCGCCTTTTCTAGTGATTTCTCTAAGTTCACTCTTACTTCGTTTATTTCCTGGTATTAAGTTTTCTTCATTAGCCAATCGCCTCACTTCCTTACTTTTAAAAATAAAAAAAGAAGCAATCAGCTTCTTCAAATCGTTTTATATGTTTGCGGTGGCTTCCCTTTTATATCTATTTCATGATAATTCTTAGGTGTTTTGTAAGCAAACAACCTATCTATTTCTATTGCTACCGCTTTATTTTTTCCTGAATAATATTCGTCAAAAAAATCCTTTGTAATCCCTGACTTTTTACTTGTTTTTTGCCATATTTTTTCCGGTTCATCTCTTAAAACTTGTTTAATGGTAAAAAAACCAACTATCTTGCCTACAGGTTTTGTAGAGTAAATGTAACATCTATCAGGAATACTTTTTAAAAAAGATTTTCTAAATTCAAAACGCTTGTTACCTTTCATTATCTCATCTACAAATTGAGGTTTGATTGAAATTATAGCCTCTATTTTATTCATTATTTCTCATTCCTTTTTATTTTATTATAAGGAACAGATTTGAACGGTTCAAGAGAGGAGTTAATTTTTTCTTATAAAAAGAAAGCTAGCTATTTTAACATTTTTTCTAGTTGTTTTTGCAAGTTGTTTAATCGAAGAATTTCCCGTTGGAGTATTTCCTTTATCGTAACTTTTCAATTTCCAATTAGTATTTCTATTTAACGCATTAATAAGATTTTTAGCGCTCGTGACAATCCGAAAGTCAAACCCTTGACAAGAATATATTTCAGCTACTGATTTTAAAAATCTAGTACCTAATCCTACACCTTGATAATCAGGTAAAATAACCAACCTAGTAACTCTTTTGATTTTTTTATTTTTAGGATGTGGAAAGTGTATTACCCCAATAAATCCTATTATTTTATCATCATCATATAGCCCAAAACAACGTGCGGCTCTAACTATATCTCCATTTAGATAATGATAACGTCTAAATTTTCCCCACTCGGCAATTGAGCATCTTCTGACTGTGAATTCTTGTTTGCTTCGTGGGGGAATCGAAAAACCTGTTGCATATCATCTGTATTAAAACACCAATCTGGTTGTAAAAACTCAATTACATCATGATGACAACCAACTGCGATAAATTTCTTGTCAGGATATCTTTTTAAAGCTTTTTTTAACGCTATACAAATTATTTTAGCGACTTGTCTATCAACAACACTAGTAAACTCATCAAAAACGATAAACTCTTTTGTTAATATTCGCCTAGCTAAATCAACACGCATTTTTTCGCCATTTGATAAAACATGATAAGGCTTGAGCCAAGAAGGAACACTCCCAAACCCAACCGCATAGAACATTTTTTGTAATTCTTCAACATTGTGACATGGTATGCAATCTATAACAGGTTTATCAGGATAAACAAAGTCATCTTCTAACGCTTCGTTATACAACTCTTTAGCGATAGTGCTTTTTCCTGTTCCACTTCCGCCTACAATTAAACCTATCTGCCATTTATCGGGATAGTCTATTTTTCCAATAAAATGTTCTCTAACGTGTTCTGCGCCGACATCAAAGTCAGCCATTACTTTGGAAACTTTAAAAGAACTATTTAAGTCGTTCTTTTTTACAATATTGAAACTCGGCATTTGAAACCTCTTTCTACAAATTCGTCATATAACTTTTCCAATTCCTCTTCGCTTTCAGCTTCTACTATTAAAACAGAGTCATCTTCTATTTCTTCAAAATCAGCATCTAAATTCTCTTGATTCTCGTCATCTATTTCTAATTCAAATCCAAAAGCAGACATATCAAGATCTAAAATGTCATTTAATTCTTCATTTAACAAATCTAAATCCCAAACCGCAATCTCACTAACTTTATTGTCAGCAAGTCTGAACGCTTTGATTTGCTCTTCAGATAAGTCATCTGCGACAATAACAGGAACTGTTTCTAGCCCTAATTTTTGGGCTGCTTTATAACGAGTGTGGCCGTTTATGATTTCGCCGTTTTTATCAACGACAATAGGCACTTTAAAACCAAACTCTTTAATAGATTCAGCAACTGGTCCAACAGCCTCATCATTGTTTCTAGGGTTATTTTTATAAGGTGTTATTTCACTTAATTTTTTGTCCACAAATCCCATGTTTTATTCCTTTTTTTACATAATAAAAAGTCACCACAATGTGATGACTAATTGGTTAACTATAGATAAATAGCAAATGAATGCTAAGCCTATTGCCTAGCCCATTCTGGGACACTTCTATTTATCAAACAGGAACAGTCGGAATCGAACCGACTTACAACCGTTGTCCCTACTAACCACAAGCAAGGTTGCGACCCTTGTTTTACTTGTGGTTAATCAAATGAGTCAATCTGTTGTGAATACGTACACGTAGACTATACAGCCGATCTATGTATCTTTTTTACCAATCGTCATTGGTAGGAATATGACTATCAACCAAGTAAAAACCAGTATATCAGTGCGTGACTGCCTTTCGGGATACTGGGTCGCGCCTCTTCTGGGCGCTGATTGAGACGGCAGGAATCGAACCTGCATACCCAGTTGTCGTCTCAACTCGCTGTACCGCCATCAGGCTACAAAATAACAAGTTTGACCGTTGTTAAAGTTGGCGACTAAATGAATAGCCAATTGGTTAAAAGGTTATCTCTTCTTGCTATTTTGCTATACTACAATATTAACACAGCTATTAGTATTATGTAGTATCAATTTGTATCTAATTAGTATTTTTTAGTATCAATTCCAGACTTTCCTTTCCTCGTCTAACAAACATAAAGTATTTATTACGATTTCCTATGTTTAAGCGTTCTCTGGCTCTCTCATAGTCTCCATCACAGTCAAGATAAGTCGTGAGTAAAACGTGACTCTCACAAATGCCCATGCTTTGCACAATCAAATTAGCCATTTCTTGTCGACGGTCTTTTAAACGCTCAATCTGATCACTATAATAGCTAACCATATGCAGCATCTTTATGTTTTTGTCTTCCTGTGATTGTTTAACCCCACCAGACACTCGCATATCAGACCATTGAGGAGACTTAACGAGCGACCGACTCATTAGGTTAGCGTCTCTTTCAAGGGTCTCTATGAGATGTGGGATAGTCTTTAATTCTTCCAAAAAATTATTAGCTTTTGGTGTCGGAATGTTGCCCATCTAACTCTCCATTCATGATATAATATTGTTGGGTATTTAATCATGAAGGCGTTCGCATGGACGTCTTTTTTTGTGGAGAAAAGTCCTCTCTTTCTTTTTTTGTTTTTCGACACAGGCGTACGATGTCAGTATTAGCGCCTTGAATAATAACAAATGACCGATAATCTGCGTTAGATTTGTTTTGGTGTAAGGAGGTCCTCGTTTCTATTTTTTAATTTCGGTCAATACCAACCGCACGAGTCGAACGTGCGTGATACCGTCATTGGTTATATCCATTCAATTAGTGGATTTTCAATGTGTTCTATCCCATCACCAATCCACTCTTTGACATTAAATTCTCGCTCAATATCTTGAGTCCTTGGCATAACGTTAATATCACTAAAACTCAGCATGTCGTCTTTTGTATTTTGCAAAAAATAAATGTTTTTAACTTGTCTTGTTAAAGAGTCGCCATGCACCACCACACCATTTATTCCTCTTATAGACATATTAAAGAGTAGAAACGGTACTGCTTTGTCCGATAACTCTTCTACGTGATACCAGTATTTACTCGGACGATAAGTAAATGGACTGTCATTTAATCGTTGTTCTTGCCATGCTTGGATAAGTATCCCACCCGTCCCGACTGCTACCTCGTAGTATTGATTACCACTTATTATTTTAGATAATAGTGTACTAACCGATTTAGGCGTAAAGTCTTGCTTTTTATTTTTGCGGTCAGCTTGTTCTTCCTCAAAATATTGCATAAACCAGTCGTAAGATACATCTGTTTCATATTTCAAAAACTGTCTGAATAAGTCCTCGCGCTTTTCCTTGTCTAAAATTATTTTTATCAACGTGTCAGGCGCTTTGTAGACTTCTTTTACTCCCAGCAGTTTGTGTATTTGATTTGTAGTTAGCATTAGTCCTCCAATTCAGATTCTATTAGATCACCAGGATTCTTAACAGTAACCCAGAAACCATATCCATAATATCCATTACCAACACCGTCATATCCATAAATCTCAATAACAGAATTGTCTGTCATGTAGACAAAAATTTTGAATTCATCATCCCATTCACTATATTTTTCTGTGTATTCAACGCCCATTACAGCTGATTCCAAGTTGGGATTTTCTGTCGTGATGTTTAATTCTGACCACCCATTTCCACAACCTCCACAACCCTCGTTTAATTCAATTTTAATTACTGTCCCATCGACAAGTACAATCTTTTCGTCGTCTATTGATTTAAGTCGTTTCCCTACTAATTTTTCTTCTAATAGTTCAGCTAGATCATAACCTAAAAAATTTTCGTTTTTCATTTTGTACCTACCTCACTTATTTTTTGTTTTATCTATCGTCTTGCTAAAAGTAAACGAAACGATCCCGGCGGCTATATAATACAGTATGCAAGATATTACAATTAGAATAGTCGCAAAAACACTTAATATAACAACAGCAACTAAAATTTTAGCTAAACAGCTTATTAAAGCTAAACATCCAGATACCACTTCATCCTCCATTTCCAGTAAGCTCAAATTTAACAAATGTCATCCAATGTGTAGTGCCTCTTTGCTGGCCAAATAGTGGCTTAAATGGTATTGCTGATAAAACTTCCTTTACATTTATCTGACAATCAGACCATTTAAAAACTAAAGTGCCACCGACTTTTAAAACTCGCATACATTCTTCGAAACCTTTTGAAATATCTTCTTTCCAGTTTTCTTTATCAAGTTGGCCATACTGAGCCCTCATAATTGAGTTTTGTCCAGCCCATAATAAATGTGGTGGGTCGAAGACAACCAGGTTAAATGTTTCGTCATCAAATGGCATATCTCTAAAATCTGCTACTATATCTGGCCTAACATTAATATGTTTCCTGTAGATTTCAAACTGTTCTTCACGCCGGTCGATATATGTTGTGTGCGGCTCATCTTTTTGAAACCAAAACATCCTGCTCCCGCAACATGCATCTAATATCCTTATATCCGACATCCTTACCCCCCATTTCCTGTCAATTCCGCAATCCGCTTTGTCTGTCTCTGATTTTGCTCACTCGCACGTTTAAGCTGCTTTTGTGTCCTGCTTAGCTGTGTACGTAGTCCGTATATTTGCTTTTCATAGTGACTTTTAAGTGATACGCAAAGCCCTGATACGACAATCAGCATAACTGTTAGTGCAGCGATAATGATGCTTTTCTTTTTGATTGCTTTGTCTTTTTTTACTAACTCATAAAGCAAGCAATCAATCATCTGTTCTTCAGTCATCCGTTTACCCCTTCATGTAATACTCGTTTACGCGCTTGCCGCTAGCTAACTCTAGCTGTCTAATAAACCGCATCGCTTCGTTTTTGGTTGCGAACTCGTGCTCCTTAAACAGTTTTTTGTCATAAACCATGTAAGTCGCTGTAATACCTTTGTTGTAAACTCTTACAACGTGTTTTTTAGTAGTAGTCATGTGTCTCCATTTCTAAAATTTCAATCGCAATGCGGTATTTCCCTTTTACGTTGCTTAATCCTCCATACCTAAACGTGAGTGATTTTATGATTTCGTGATTGTCATCATCCCAAACACCAGCGTCCGTAAAGCCGTCCAAAATTGCTTTTATTGTCGGATAAATATTTGGAGGGTCAAATCGTCGTTTTGTCGGCGTAAACACTGTCACGATAACTTTGCAAGGATTGTTTTTAGTGTGTTTTTTAGTCAGTCCGTTTGATTTTAGTTTAGCTAATTGTCGTAATCCTTTTGTGATACTAGCTGATTTTCTAAAATGCAAGCGATCATTGCTTGATAACATTTCCTTTTTCTGTTTTGTGTTTGATAAAACAAATTCATAATACATATATTCTCTTAAAATCCACACTCGCCCTAAAATTGTGTGTGAGCATTGGCAAGGACGAGTGTAGCAATTCTTCATATCATCAATCCTGTTAATAGGTTGTTAATTAACTTCTTCGACGCCTAATATTCTCAGCTTATGGCTTCCGAATCTAAGTAAATGGTCGTACGTTTCTTTAAATGCTATCGGAGCCATGTGCTGATTTTCTGCTTCGATTTCTGCACCTATGTCTAGATTTGCAATCTTAGCTGATACATAGTATTTAGTCATTTTTATCTCCTAAAAAATCATTACCCTTTGTGTTAATTGATTAGCTCTACAATACTCGCAATGACCGCAAGGCTTAGGTTTTTTTATGCCTTTTTTAACGTCATCTAGTCGCTTGATGTTTTGAGCTAAATCGTCTAACTCATTTTGCATAGCATCTACATTTTGGATTCTGATGGCTCTTGTATCTGGTGGTGTCTCTTTAGTAATTGCGTAGATAATCGGCTCAAACGGTTTGTTATACTTAGCTTCTAGCATGTTTTTGTAGGCAGCCATCTGCAAGATATATCCATAAGCTTCAAACCATCTGACACGCTCTTCTCCATTCCAGATTGTGTCGTCAATCGGCCCTTTTGTTGTTTTGATGTCTACAAAATAGCCACGTTCAACATTCAGGCAGTCGATTTTACCCTTGAATTCAATCTCGCCAAGAAATCCTGTGATTGCTGCTTCCTTTTCTCCTTGGTAGATAGCCATAAAGTTACTATCACTTTTAAGAGCGTCAATCATCTGTTCAGCAACTAAGTAATCCTTTTTTAATTGGCCTTTTGTTGCTCCTCGGGTCGAAATCATTTCAGAGCCGTTTTGGGCTTTGAATTCTTCATGAGCTTCTTTACTCTCAAAGTAAGAGTGGACATAGTTCCCGACGAGCAGCGCAGTGTTATCTCTGGTATCTGTCCAATTCCCTTGTAATTCAGCAAGCGCCCGCGCTTCGCACTCTTTAAAACGCTTGTACTGACTAATGGACCAGTACCTGATAGCTGATTCACGGCTGTAATAGTCCTTTCCGAGCAAGTCTAAACTAGTCATCTAGCAACCTCTTAATTACTTCATCAATAGGTGTATCGCAAAAGACAAACTCTTCCCTTTCCCTATCTCCAACGAATTGAATAACCACTACTTTTTCATCTAAATCGTCAAAATTTAAAGCAGATCTTTCCCAAACGCCAACAACATATTCTGGATTAATATAATATCCTTCAATTTTTACAAGTTTAATCATATTAAGTCTCCGAGGTTATCAAATAAGTTGCCTTCGCTAGCTTTAATTTCGCCTGTTTCTTGATCAAAATCGGGAATTTCATCTGCCGGATAAGAGGTATCTTCTAAAACAGTCTTATTTTCGTCTGCGAGCGTTTTTTCTTCTTCGTCATGTAAATCTTCAGTTACGTCTTTTAAATTGTTAGGAGCATCCTTGTTTTCGTTCTGGTGACCAATTAGGTCGTCAAGGCTATTTGCTTCTTGTGGGGTAATGTCTTTTGGGGTAGAAATCGTTGAATCTTGATTATCTTCCTCGATAGCTTTCTGCATCTCAACTGATAACGGACCATATTTACTCAAAATATCTTTTAAAATAGTTTTTTGAGCCATTGCATCAAAGTCTGTTTTCCAAGGACCGCTAGCAAACGATTTTGAAAATTTCTTTCCATGTGCAGTTACTTTTTCTACTGTCCAAAAAGAAACTTTCTCGAATCCATTGAAAAGTTTAAAAGCGGCAAAATACCCTACAATTTCATCTTGTGGCTTGCTAAAGTCAAGGATTAATTCCTCGAACAAAGGGTTGTAAGAAATTAATTGTGATTTATAGACGATACCTGCATTAATATTTTTGTATTGTCCGCTGCGCTGCGCTAACTCAATCAACCCTTTATAGCCTAATTGGAATTGTGCTTGACCTTTGTACGGAACTAAATAGGCCCTTCCTAAGCTTGGCTCAATAGGCAGATTTAACACGGCTGCTTTCATAGCTGCTGCATAAATAGATTTATTAGATGCCGATTTCAAACTTTGACTACCTTGTAGTACTGACAAGATGCTTACTGCGAACTGTGTCCCGGCGCCTTTCCAAACGTCATCAAAAGCTTTTTGAACTGTTGGTGCGTTAAAAAATTGTTTGTGTGTGTATGTTGATAATTGATTTGCCATCTCTATTCACCTCCAAAAACCTGCTCAAACATTCCATTTACCATACTTTTAACTTTTTGCTCTTTTGTTAACTCTGGCACTGATTCGCCATCAATAAATTTTAGGTCATAGGATGCTTCAATAACTACAACATCATATCCAAACGTTTCGGCTAAATTATCGATTTTATCTTTTTGCATGTTGTAAGCTTCTTCTGGTAAAAATGATGCCAGTTGAATGCTATCTGTAAGTTCCACATTATAAGCAAGTACATCTTTTTTGTTTTTGAAACTCTTTAAAAAACTTCCGTCTTCAGTGTTTCTTAGCACTACAATTTTTTCTTTGATGTTCATTTCATTTCCTCTTCCTGTGTTTTAGTTGCTCTCCCAGTCTTCACTAAATTTAAAATCATTGGATTTGCTCACATAATCCCTCGACTGCAGCATGTATATCTGTCTGACCTGCGCCAAGATATGTTATTCCCGCTGCTAAAAAGACTTCTCGTGAAGTTAGAACTCCACCGAGCTCATCAATTGCCTGATCAAGGTATATGCTAAACGTTTCAAGTTCTTGTTTAGCTCTGATTTTTGCTTTTTCTGCTTGTTCTGGTGTCATATTTTCTCCTAAATCGCATATTTCTTGCGCAATTGCCGCAATAGTGTCATGTACTGTGATTTATCAACAAGCCCGAAATCAAGCAATCTCTCACGTTCTTGATGGCTTGCTCTGTACCAGATAAGCGTTTCTCTATGCTGTTTTGTCATAACACATTCTCCTGTTTATATCGCTCTATTCTTAATCGGTCTGCTTCTGCTGTTGTCATACCGGTTCCAAAAGCGTATAGGTTTATCCAATTAAAAATTGGCTTAACTCCATTTTTTTCGATTCCTTCGGCGCAGTAACTAGCAAACTTAGCAAAAGTCTCTTTACTCGCCGTTTTACCAAAATCTTTTTTGATTTGTTTGTTAAAAAAATTAAAAATCTCCTGATCCATCTTCTATACCGTCCATGCTTCCTAGAGCAAATTCTTCTAAATCTGGTTCTTTGTAGTCTGGATTCGACCAGCTTGGGACGTTGGAAAGTTGACCTTTACCTTGACTTAGCTTTTTATTTTCAAATTGCAACCTAGCAAATTCGACTTTCTCGACTGTATCAATCCCTTGTCGTTTCCAGTTATTTAGCACTCTGTTTAAATATCTGAGGTTCGGTGCATTATATAGAATTGTCGATTTTAGTGCTTCATTAACTACTTCAACAGGCATTTTCTCTTCATCAATCCACTTGTTAATATCCTCAATCTCAAACGGGGATAAGAGACGCATCCAATTATTTTGGAAATTATCAAACAGTTCTTTTTTGTCCACTGGCTCTCCTTTCTTCTTCATCATCTTATTGTCTGTTAGTATTTATTGTTATTTAGTATTTATTTAATGTTAGTATTTATTAGTGTGCGAAATTCTAACTTTAGATTTTCTAACTTTAGATTTTCTAACTTTAGAAAATCGCATTTTAGTCAGAAAGTTCTCTTTCTATCTGCTCAACTAATTGCTTGTAGGTTTCATCACTTATTTTACAATCTGAGCAAAAACGATAATGTTGTAAACCATCTGATCGCCTGATGATTTTCTTATAGGTTCTGACATATCCAGCTTGCTCAAGTTCTTTTAGACCTGCTCTAACCGATGCAAGTCCATCTGAGTGCCTTTTTGCAAGCTCCTCAGGATATACTCTCCATTCCTCTTTATTTCTCAATATCGTCAATAACAAACCTACTGCTTTATATGACAAGTTATTGTCATCTATAAATTCATTGCTAACACTAGTAAAATTACCTCGTAGCGTCTTGAAAAATGTACTGCATTAGCTGATCACCCCTCCTCTAGAGCGCTTCTCGTTCCACCCTTTGCTGTTTTCTAAAGCTACTTCCCTAAAAATTCTTCGCTTATTCTCTGGTGAATTATGTTTTTTTATGACTTCATACTGAATTCTTGCAATGATTGCTAAGATAATCGTTGTTGTTAATAAAAATAGTTCTAATTTGTTCATGTTACGCTCCTCTAGCACTCCCCAGCGCTTATTGTTTCATTAAGTGTTTGATTTCGTTGACATCAGCAAGACAATACATTTTGTCTTTACCGTTTTTAAAAGATTTAAGGCCATAGCTCTCCATGCGTTTTATAGTTTGCCATGAGTAGCCGTATTCATTGACGAGCGTTGTTTGATTGACCCACTGATTCGCTAAATCTTTTTCCTGTATGAGTTTCTTAAACTCATCAAAAAGCTCTTCTGCTATCTGCTTTTTTAGTAAATCGTAAGTAAGTTGTGATTGCATAGATTTATCACCCCTTTCGTGGTATAATCTAAGTAAATAGTATTCTTTAGAGTCCGATTGCCGTCGGACTTTTTTTGATATAATCATCTCGAAAGGAGGTGATTATATGGCTTTCAGCAAAGAAATAGCTGATAAAATTCTTGAGTTCGCCGCTCTTGAACCAACTATCCCAGTCGGTGTTGGTCATGATTTTCAAACAGATGCATTTGATCAGGATGATGTACTTGATACCGCCAAGTATTTGATTAGTACAGGTCAGATTAAAGCTAAAATTGAAAATCACTACTACAACGGGTTAGTCAATATCGCTTTCAGGCAATAGTCCCTGAACACCTGCCGCCATCATCCCATCTATATCAACAAGGTTTGGTATAAATGTGATGGTGGCTTTTGGTTTTTTGTCGGCTGGCATTTCTAGCCTAAAATCTACGACACCTTTTCCAAGCTCCCAGTCATTAATTTTTACTGAATAGCCTGACGATAGCAGGCATTGCCCATCGTTAGGTTCTAATTTTGGTTTGATACTTAGTTTCAGTGAGTTCATTTTTTCTTTTCTCCTTTTATTAGTTTTGTTCCTCCTGCGTGCTATAATAAAGCTATCATTACGAAAGGAGGAAAAGTTATGCAACGTCAATACGTTTCATCTAGTAACGCCCGAAGTGTTGATTGGGAAAATAACACTTTGGAAGTTGAGTTTAATAATGGTTCTATTTACCATTATCACAATGTAAGCCAAACGGAATACCGTTCTGTTCTTGTTGGGTCTGTTGGCTCAAATATTCATAGATTAGCTAAGATACACACTTATACACGTATTGTCTAATCTAGTAGAGTTCCGCTCACTGGGTGGAACTCTTTTGTTTCCACAAGCCGAATACCATCCACCGTGATAATAATCTTGCTATGTAAACATGTCTTTGCTAGAAATTCTGAACCAGCTTCTAGTTGTTTGATTAAATCCTCTGGCATACTTTTCTCCCTTCGTTAGTTTTGTTACGTTTCTAAACTGGCAGATATTCCTGGTTAAGGAATTTATTAATAAAGTATTGTTGCCCTTTACCAGTAACTTTTGGGGTTACATTTGTTGTAGTGTGACCGTCAGAGTGATTGATGGCTGTTTTTTTGAGTTCAAACAATCCAAGCTGCATACTTTTTTGCGTTGGCTGATTCCAAGACTCACCACGGCGACTGATTAGGTAGCCGTTGGCTCGTAACCACTGAAATAGCTTATTCTGACCAATATTGACTCCATTCTGTTTCAGGATTTTAGCTAACTCACCAATCAGACAAGATGATTTGCTAGCACTTACAGCATCAGCAAATAGTACTTTGGGACGGTCTGCCTCGATTTGTGCTTCAAGTTTATGCACTTTCTTATCCGCCATCAGCAACGCCCTTGCCATGATTTTCTCAGGGCTGTTGAAGTCTTTTTCGATTTGGATAAAGTATTTGCGGACTTGTTTAGACTTTTCGTTCCGTTGAAGCATCGCAATTTCTTTAGCCATGTCTAGTTTTAGAACGTGGTCTGTATATTCTGTTTGATTGCCCTGAGCTGTTAGTCTTTTTTGACTAATAGCTACATAGTCTTCATTTTCTTCAAACCCATAATCAGACATTCGTTCTAACCATTTTGTGTACTGAGTTTTAATTTCTAATGCTTGATGCAAATCTCGACCAGAAACAATAGGTTCTTGGTTTTCGTTTAGTGTTACTGTGATAAGATTATTCATATTATTCCTTCTATCTGATTTTTAAATCCGAAATAACTTTTAAGACAAAGCGATTTGATGCTGGGTCTTTTTTTCGTCCAGCAAGAATATTCGCCACATCTTGCGGTTCTTTGCCATAAGTAACTGCTAGATCAACTTGTTTAAGATTGTTATCAAGCAAATACTTCTTTATTTTTTCGATGGCGATTGCGTTATCTGGCATTTATATACCTCCTTTTCAAAAATAAGTAGAAAATATTAATAAAATATACGGAAATCGTTATTCTGCTCAATGATTTTTGTAACCATCTTGATTTTTTTGACTTACAACCTTATAATGAAAGTACCTTTATTACAGAAAGGAGCTGATGTTATTGTTAGCAGAATTTTTGAAAGGTACTGTGCTCTCATAGGTAAATAGACACATTGCTCTACTCGGAGCCGAAGCGGACTAGACGCGCAAAACTAGGAATGAATCTAAGTCGAAAATGTCTATCACTTTAAATTAGAGATAGATGGAGTGGTGGCATGACACGTAAAAATATTGCCGTTATTCGACTTAGGGGTATAGAGTCGTTGTTGCTACCTATAAACCATGCAGTGCTGGTTCCCAATCCAGCGAAGATTTGTTTTGTCTGTCCGATGGGCAGAGAGCTAATCAAAATTGGTGGGTGCTAGAGTATCGGACACTCTAGCATTTTCATTTCGAGCAGAATAATTTCCGTAGCACCATCTAGATAGCAGCTAGGTGGTGTTTTATACTTTTAAACAAAAAAGTACGCTATCCAATCGATAACGTACATGATATAATATTGACTGGCACTACTATACCTGCCTTAGCTAAGGAGGTGACGTCTATGTGCGAAACTATCTTCACAACTATCATCGCACCGCTATTGGTTGGAATAATCCTGTTATTAATCCAGAAATGGCTTGATGACAGTGCTGATTAGTGCTTCTATTGCAAAATAGAAAAAACCCCTTGCATTTGTAGGATTTTGCAAGGGGTTTTTATGTTCGCCTATGCGCGACGAAACTATCTTCACTTCCCCTATATCATATCACATACGATATTCAATTGTCAAAGAACTTGTAAGTAATAAAGTTAGTAAAAAAATAACATTTTTGTGTTGACTTATTTTACACGTTAATGTAAAATGAAGGCATAAGAAAAACCTAGTTATAACCTTTATAACTCTTTTATATTGCGCAGTTCCCCAACTACTTTTAAAAGATTTGTAAAAAGTTTAACTTCGTTTTTTACTAACTAACTATCTTACAAAAACTATTTTACTCTATCGTGTGAACTAAGTCAATATTTTTTACTCGAAAAAGTTAAATTTTTTTTGTCATACTTTCAGAAAGGTTGATATGACAATGTTTGAGGTGTATTCAAGAATTGAAGCCTTAGCTAAAAAAAGAGGAGTATCTCTCCAAAAGGTCGCAACTGATATAGGGCTGAGTGAAAACTACATTTATAATTTAAAAAGTAAAAAAACGGCTAATACAGACCCAATAGAAAAAATAGCTAACTACTTTAATGTTTCTACCGACTATTTACTTGGCAGGACAGATAATCCTAAGATGGCTCAAGATGGGCACACTTCGGTCGCAATCGATCTAAAAAAAGATGCAGAAGAAACCTTCTTCTTCGACGGACACGAACTCAACGACGAGGATATAGACCTTATCACATCTATATTGGAAACGCGCATCAAAAATAGAAAATAGAGAGGGCAGCTCTATGATGACACCAGAAACAGTCTGCCAGGAAAAAGGAATCGATTTAGTTTACTTTGACGGTAGGGGTACAAATATCCCTGGAATGTTTAATAAAAAACACAACGTCATTGCGATTGACACTTATCTTGACGGTATATATAAACACAAAGTCATCTATCACGAACTAGGACATAGAGAACATACTGCGAGTTATTACAAGCTAAACAAAGAAAAAGCAGAGCTACAAGCTGATAGGTGTATGATACATCATCTCCTAAAAGAAGAGCTATCCTATTGGGATAATATGGAGGATTTCAACTACATCCAATTCATGGAAAAGTATGAACTGACCTCAATCGCTGACGAAGTGATGGTTAAAGAAGAATTTAAAAATTTAATTTAGGGGATTTATTGTGAAAAAAATAGTATATTTGTTTACCTTATCAGTCTTAATAGTATGTCTCGGAGCTTGCACTGGTGGCTCAAAAAAAGATACAACATCAAAGACTCCCTCATCGGATACTAGTAAAGTATCTGGAGATATGAGCGAAAAAGAATACTTTGATACTCTAATATCTAGGATTGATAAAGTAACAACAGATAACTACAAATCAGATGAGTATCTATTTTATGACTACAAAACAATTTTAAGAGACCCTAAAAAGTACTTTTCCCTTAAGGTCAGAATCAATAATTTAAAAATAATACAAATCTCTGATAAAGATAAATATACTAAAATGCTAGCAAACACCCCTAACGGGGACTTGTATATGTTGTTTATCGAAACCAAGCGACTAGAAACTAAACTTTTAGAAACTGATAATATCACTATCAATGGAAGATATTTATTATCTTATGAATATACGACAACAAGTGGTTCTGAGAATAGTGTCCCTCTAATTTATATAGATGGCTACTTACTTTTAGATAAATAAAAAAGCCCCACGCTCAAATTTTGGTCGAGGAGAGCGTAAGGCAATATGCAATCAATAAGAAGTAAGCTTTAAATAGCTCATTTTCTTATACTCTGAATTATATCACACAAAGGAGGTGATGCCAATATCCTATCTCAAAATCAGCACTCCCCAGCGCAAAGAGAGAGGAAAAACAATGATTGAAAAATACACTAAAAAAGATGGCACAACTGCCTATCGCTTAAGAGCATACCTTGGGGTTGATCCCGTGACTGGTAAACAAGTCAGGACAACTAGGCAAGGTTTTAAAACAGAAAGAGAAGCTAAAAGAGCCGAGGTAAAACTTATTGATGATTTCCAGCGTCAAGGCGCTTGGAAAAGTAATGATAAAACTACATTTGACGATGTAGCTAAACTGTGGTTTGAGCAGTACCAAAATACAGTCAAACCGTCAACATTTCTGGTTAACCAAAATTACTATAAAACAATTTTAAAGCCACATTTAGGGCAACTGCAAATGACGAAGATAACTGTCATGATTTGTCAAAAATTTGTGAATTGCCTGTCTCGATATAGCGGATATACGCTTTATCTAAGTCTAGCAAACAGAATTTTTAAATTTGCTGTCAATTTAGGTATTATTGATAATAACCCTATGAGCAAGACATTGAGATCAAAGTGCACTTACAAAAACGTGAATACACTCACCAAAAAATATTACACAAAAGAGGAATTGAATACTTTCTTGAGGATTGTGGAAGCTGAAGAAAGTCTAGAGATGCGTCTGATTTATAGATTGCTGAGTTATGGCGGTTTTAGAATTGGTGAATTAATGGCTTTAAAAGATACCGACTTTGAATTCCATAACAATACTATCAGCATTACAAAAACTATTGCCTATACAAAAGAAGGATGGGCTGTACAATCTCCTAAAACCAAAAAAAGCACTCGCGCTATATCAATGGACGCTGAGACCATGTCGTTAGCCAAATTATATATTAAGCAAAGTATCAAACCTTTACACGGATCGTTTAAATTGTTTAATTTTTCTTGCGACACTGTGAGAAACAGACTGGATAAACTTATATTGAAGCATGGATTAAAAAGGATTACTCCCCACGGGTTTAGACACACCCACGCTTCGTTACTGTTTGAGGCTGGGATTCCCGCTAAGATTGCACAAGAGAGGTTAGGTCACGCTAAAATAGCAATCACAATGGATTTATATACTCACTTGTCCAAAAAATCAAAGGATGATGTTGCTGACAAATTGGCTGAACTTGTCGCTGTTTAA